TGTTACATAACGTGATGAAGATGCCGTGAATCCGCTGATCAGCGACTTGTGCGAAGCCGTGACAAAGGCTAGGATATTTTCAGAGCCACCCGATGCCGTGTACAGATTCTCCAGGACATTGCCCCAGATCGTCTCGGTAAAGGTGCGGTCTGTACCTGTCTTGGTCGGGACATCCGAACCATCACCGGTAGGATTGGCTGAAGTAGTCGCCGCGAACTCATCACCTGCTACACCATTACTGATGTAGGTAGACAACGAACCGAACTCGCGAGCGGTTGTGTTCTGACCACCAACCTTCGCGTTATCCGTCAAACACGCGGTCTCTATATCGGTTTTCATTTCCTGAATCCTGCGAGGGATTTGAAATGCGTGTTCTGACCGAACTCCCGCCTTACTGACTTTCTCCTGGGTGCCTGAAACAACCGAGTGCTTGACCATTACACCCGTGTAGTTACCCAGACGGGTACGCGCTGAAGGAGCACTTGGACTCGCATCACCACCCTCTAGTGCCCATGCCGGGGTGCCTGTAGTCAGTGTATCGGTGACCCATTCGTGGTTGATCGCCGATGCCTTACCCCGGCCAATTGAACTAAGAAACGGTGTGTCGGCAGGAGTTAAATCCCATACCTTGTCACCCAGATCTTCTCTGTTACCGATCTGCTCGGTAGTGAGAGAACTATACGCTGTAAACGCGCCCGCTGCTGTTGCCATTTTTTACATATCTCCATTCAAGAGTAATTGTGAGAACGCATCAACGTCGCCAGTTTTACGGAGCCGATTTCTCAACTTCTGCTGACGTTGCTGATTAGCGTTGACCTGAGACTTGGCGTTTGGCTTCAGTAATTTAGGTGCCGCCTTGACTTTCTTTTTGGCAATGTCCGCGTCACTCGTAACACTCCGCCCCTTCATTGCTTCTCGGGCTAATAGAATGTACCGGTGATCAGACATCGCACCAATCTCATCGGGCTGAAACCCGACCGAAGATAGATAGTCAGCGACCTCCTTAGCGCCGCTCTCACGTTTGCCTGGATCACTCCAGTCTGGTATCGCAGTTAACAGAAGCTCATTCTGCTGCTGTAGATACTCGCCGTGTTTCGCTTTCGCCTCTTGCTGCTGCTTGTCCTGTTGCGCTTGAGCGTTTTGCGTTGCTTGCTCAATCGCCAGGTTGACCTGCGCCTGTCTCTCGCCAAACTGCTGCCGTTTTAACATGAACTGGGTCGGGTCTTCTCTCTGTAACTCATTCCAATCAATGCTATTAAAATCATGCGTTAATTGACTTTGAGCCATAGCGAATGCCTGACCAGCTTTCTGCATCTCGGCTTGTAGTTGGGCTCTCGCCGCCTCAGTCTCCTGCTCGAACGATTTTCGTTGCTCGGCAAATTCCTGCGACTTGCGGGTGTAGTCTTTCTCCAATTGAAAACCCTTTCGGAGATCCGATAGAGACACATCGTTGCTTTGTCCGTTAACTTTAGTGGTCAGGTTGATGGATGAAAGAAAATCTTCCAATTCCATGCCCGCCGCCTCAGCTAACTCCGCAACGTGGGTAAACTTCTCTTCTTCGTCCTCGGTTTCAATTTCGTCCGACTGCTCCTCTTCAACCGGTTCAACTGCTTCAACTGCATCGGTTTCAGTGGGGGTTTCCTCCGCAGCATTAACTGCATCGGTATCGGTAGATTCGGGCTCTTGCATAAGCATTGCCGCCATCTCATCTACTGAAATGCCGTCATCGCCCGATGGGTGGATGTCGTCCATAGTATTTCCTATGTCTTAGGGTACGTTGCCACTTGACAACGTATTCGGTGTTACCCGAATTCTTCTAGCTGATATGATCGAATATCTTCTTCGATATCACGCTTTAATGTGATCAGTAATTGCAAACTTAATACAAGCTCATCACGGTAATCTTTATCTTGCATCGGTAGAGACTCAAGACTGGCTACAATCTTTTCTCTGACGTTGCTGAATGCCTCCTGAAATCTCGGGTTACCAATCAGTTGCGTCGCGTCCTTTGATCGGATCTCGATCTCTTCCGGTGTCATAGTTGCCCCTGGGTGAACTATTAGTTTCTGTCAGAAACTTATTTACTTGTTGTGTATCAGTGCTTTGCGCTTGTCAGAGAGTGTGACAAGCCTGGCAAGTGATTTATATCTGTCTGTGCTATAATTCGTGTATGGCCGATGAAATCCGACAATATTTAGTGCTTNATTATCCTGTCACTTCCGATACTTCGCTTGAAGAACGTGAGCGTATGGCTACCGGTATGTGGGAGCAAGGATGCGCCTTGGATTCAGTTCTAACCATATTAGGCCTAGGGCTGAATGATAACCGAGAACTGTACATCGAAAACCCATCACCCAAATTACTACAGTAAACTAATCTTGCCCGCTGCTAGCATTTTCTCAATTTCTGTTGGGCTTACTTTCATCTGAACCGCTTTTTCATTGACCAAATCAGTAAAGTAATCTGCCAAACTTTTGCTCTCGCCTAAGTTTTTACTTGGGTATGGTTGCCCAAATAATAACCCGGTTTTGGATTGCTCTCTGGCACCGGTCCATACATTTGACCCGAACGTATTCAGTGTTTTATCCGCATCCTTAGCATGACCGCGCACAATATCCTTTAGATAGGCGTACTGGTTGCCGGGCTCTATTATCCCGGGTTTGCCTGAACTATAAATGTTTCTAGCAGGATCTTCTGATATCTTCGCCCAGTAGGTATCGAGTGCTAACGCGTCAGGATCGCCCATCTGGGCTAGATACATATTATTGACTTTATCCTGTCTTAGCTCATTTGGGTTGCCTGTAGTCACCCTCGCTAAATTGGGTGCCTGGCTTGTCTCGTTACGCATCTTCAGGCCGCTGCCGATCGTTAGTGCATCGTCCGGCGTTCTGTAATTCGGTTGGCGTATATCCTCACCGGCTAACTTTCTACGCATGTACTCAGTTGCATCAGCGGTATTATCTCGGAGCAATTTCATTGGTGATGTTGCTGCATTGTACCCGGCAATATTTTGCAATCCCGACTTGCCATATACCCGCTCGTACCCGGTATTGTTTAGATTCCACCAATCCCAGTTTGGATGTTTGGACATGTACTGAGCGCCGAGTGCATCCAGTTCGTGGAGCCTGTCACCATACTCACTCGACCTGACAAAATCCTCCCATGACCCACCAATTATTTCGTTTGCATTCTTGGCATCCCAGATGGCGAGTTGGTTTTTCTTATCACCTGCTTTTATCGCAGCGCGTAAGTCGTGTTTCCCTCCTTGCGGGAATTTTTTCGATATATCCAAATAGGTTTGGTTGCTTTCTGGGTTCAGCCAGGTGCCCAAATAATTCTCGTCTTTAGCCAAAAGCGACTCATTCTTTTGCATATACTCTTTCAGGCGGGATTTGGTCAACTCATCAACAATCTGTTCACGCTGTGGGTAATACCCAACCATATACCCCTCGTCGGGTATGTCGGTTGTGTTTAGGTTAACCAAGTAACCCTGGTCTGCTTTTGTCCGATCAATAATTTCTTTTAATGTCTTGGCTTTTCTCCCCCCAATTATATCTTTGGCATACGGGCGCATCGCTTGGTTGACCAAACCCTCGGCAAACGGGTTATTTCTCGCCAATGCCTGAAGCGTGTGCCCAGCTACTCGAGGCACTCCAAGTGCGTTAAATGGATCACCAACCAGTTGACCAAACCACCGAGCCGCAGACTCCAGACCGGTCTCATTCGTCGGGTCATAGCCTAACCCCTTGACATTGGTCGCCTGGTCAGCGAGCCCTTGCAATGTTGTCTCGGTCGGAGATAGGTAGTCCGTAACCATACCCGGCAATGTATAATTACTCGCTAAATCAAACAGCCCAGCCGTCTGCCCTGGTGACTCATAAACGCCATACGAGAATGCGTCCGGGACTCGCGCATATGGGTTAGTGTATGTCTGGTGCTGGTATGGGTGACGAGCATCCATTTGCGCTAAAGCTCTGGATGTCTTGGCGCTCGCTAATGCTTGCAAGTCGCTCATTCTATGCCCACCGGTAATCCCTCAGAATCTTTAATAATCGCTCTCACTTCGCCTGTGCCGACGTTTCTCACGCCGACCGGAGCCCCGTTCTCATCTCTGACGATTTCTTTGGGCTGGTTCATGTCTGCGATAATTTGAGCCATTGAACTCAGCGACTGTTGCACCTGTTCGTTGGTTTCTTTGATCGCTGGCGCCTCACTCGCTGCCCGGTCCATTTCTTTGATCGCTATTTTGGTTTCGCTATCCAGGTCTGCCTTGTATTTGTCCATCGCCAGCTTTTCATCGGCCTGGGCATCGTCCAATTGAGTCTGCAATTCTTCAAGCTGTTGTTGCATCGCTTTAGATTCAGCATCGTTGCTATTTTTAGACGCCGTAATGGACGCTTTAAGCTCTTCGATTTGCTTCTTATACTGAAGCTCAATTTGAGCGAATTGCCCCTCTCGTTGGCTCTCAGCAGTCTTAAAAGCCATCTCTGCTTGTTTAATCTGTCCCAACTGCTGCAACTCGGCTTGCTTCATCTGTAGCTTGCCATGCTCGATCTGCATATTGGCCTGGATCATCGCCATGTTCGGGTCCGGTGCCGGTGGTTTCTGGGGCTGTGGTGGCTGGTTCGCCGGGTTAATAAAATACTTATCCACGTTTCTCTCACCAATCGATTCAGCTAATAACCGCCGCGCATTGTATAAGTTCTGTGGAGAAACTAATGTCCCCATCGCTCCCATCTGTACTATTTTATCCTGCTCGGCTATCAGCGTTTGTGCTGCGGACATTTTCATCCTGCGATTCGACAAACCTAACCCAACCGATACAGTCATCGACTCACGCTTGCGCCACTCTGACGGGTCAACCAGTGACCATTGCCCGTTTAGTTTCATCCACTTGGTATCGCCATGCGTTAGCAATAAATGGTGGATCTTTAGAAAAATATCTTTAAACACCGTTTCGGCCAATAACCGAACGATAAACTCAACCCGCTGCTCTGCTTTCTCGATAGCACCCATAAACGCGCCCTCGGTTGACTTCGCGAGTACGTCCGCATCGAGGCCCATGCTGTTACGGGTAATCCCTGACCGTCCCTCTTTTTGGTTATCCACCAACTCCATTAATGGGATCATCTGCCCGATGATTGGTGTCGTGGGCTCTGTGGTCACGTCTCCGGGTTTTTCTATCCGAATCACGCCGTTAGACTTAGTAGACAAAACATCCGTTAGGTTGGCGCCCTGGGTGATCAATGTGCGAGGGTTGTTTACCCTGCCCATGTTCGTGATCAGTTGGCGCATGAAATAAGTCTTGACGCTTTGCAGGTCAATAATGCTTTGCGCTAAAGAAAGACCTGTGTGCTTGTGTGGCATCATTATCGATACCGCGCTTACAATCGGCATGTAGTCAATCTCCTCATTCTCGAAGATCTTATTGCCAATTTTGATGACGCGGCGTCTTTCGGCAAACCCATCATCATCCCAATCAAGCGCCATATAGCACTCGTAGACTGTATATTCTTTTAATGCCTCGTGGGACTCGTCGTCCGCATCCTGGTATCTCGCCTCATCTGCCCAGAATTTGCGATTCGATTCTTCTGAATTATAGTGGTCAGAGTCTTCAGCGTTGTCCAGGTCATCCGCTGAGTAACCTAGCCCAAGCAAATAAGACTTTGTTTTTCTCGACTTGTGGCAAACAAAATTACACTCATCCAAGTTAAGATCATCGTGGTTATTGTCCACAATAATCTCTTCTTCAGGGATAGGTTTAACCAGAGTGCGCCCACGTTTTACTGTGCGTTTTATCTCGAGGTCCACTGTGCCGTCTTCATTAGTCTCAGACCCGGCAATCTCAATGTCATCGCTTGAGTTGGTTAATACAGCAACCTCCTCTGGCGTCATGTTTTTATATCGCTCAGTCTCGACTTTTTTGCTCTCGTCCCGGCTAACTTTTACATAGCTATTCGGGTTTAACAGGCACGACTTAACGACATTGTGCGTGACCACGAAACCATTATTGTCTTTCCGGTAGACCTGGTTGACTGCCATTGTCTCCTGCTCTGCTTTCTGCTCGTCCTCTGGGTCGGTGGCGTCAAACTCCAATACCCGGTCACCCGATTCAAATGCGCGGATAATAGANGGCATCGCCCACTCAACCGTCTCAAAAACTTCNCGGGTAGTCTGCTGGCTCTGCCCNTCTTTCTCATTGCCGTACAGCTCACCCATATAACGGTCGTAGATCTCCTGCCGAATATAAGACAGTTCACCGTCCTCTGACCCGATGCCTTTATATACCTGGTCATCGATCAGGGTTACTAACTCTAACTCGTCCATATATCCTCGTAGGTCACCACTTAATGACCGTTAAATAATGTCTATATCGACCTCAATTGGTTTTGCCCAATTTGATCGTTTTTCTTTGTAACCTTGTGCGAACTGTAGCCAGGCATCTGCGCCGTTGCTGCTCCAGTCGTGATGCGGCCTCATTTGAAACACGTCGTTTTCGTCGTTGTACTTATACCGATAATTGCACAACGCCTCCCAGCCTCGCTCCATTCGTTGAGCCCGTGTTTTCATCCCCTCGGGTAGCCAGTCGATATGCCCGTCGTTTGACCGTGGGTCGCCACAGTGAAACCAGCAATTACCCATAATATCCCGGCCTTGCTGTATAGCCGCCGACTTGTCAGGTGTCCTATCCACTATCTCAATAGGCCGGATGCCGCCATCCTCGAACTGCTCCCGAATATTCCTGACCATACCCAATCGATCATGGTCGGCATCATGTGGCATAAAATGCCGACCATAGTTATAACCTAAACCTTTTAGCACTTTTGTGTAGTGCTCCACGTCCTCGATTCTGTTTTCGTAATAATCAATGAACCGGTATTCTTTGCCGACCTGCTGCATAAACCAGAATGCTGTTTGGTCTTTTTTACCCAGGTCTGAAAACGTATCAACCTCGCAATTTGACTGGATAGGGATAGCGCATAACCGTCTTGGGTCGTCTTGTTTAATCCTAGTGATTTGGCTTGCGAATATCGCGCCTGTCGCCAATTCTTTAAGATCTCCCTCCCATATATTTAAGTACTTTTCATAGTCCCTGGCCCGCATCGTCTCCATTTGCTCTCGGAGAACATCAGTTAAAAATGGGTTGTCTCTATAACTGGTCTTGATAACAAGACTGTTAGGTGGCGGCTCATCAACCACGAATATTTTGTGCAAGTGGTCAAACTTGAATCTGGTGTTATACGATATCCATATTTCACTGCATTCTTTCCTGATCGTGGGATCGATAATATCCCATGAATCTTCAGTTAGTGCGTGACCCTCTTCTATCCAGCATATATCTACTCCCTCCAGTGACTTAATCTCTGTTGGGTTGTGCTTTGTGCCGAGAAAAATAAACTCGGTGCCGTTCTTACCGCGAATCGATGCCTCGGTCGAATCATAATGGTCTGATAAACCCAGAATCTCGATCTGATTTCTTAAAAGCCTATGTACAGAGTCTTTAATACTCTTTTGTAACTCGCGAGTGCAGAGGATTAATAACTTTTTTTTTGCCCCGCGCCTCAACAACATCCTGGCTATAGTCCAGGACCGACCCGCTGCCCTACCACCATACGTTACCTTATATCGATACTGGTCATTGAATGGTTGGTAAACTGGCGGGTATTTCTCCGCCTGAATTAATGTCAGCCTCCGCTGATCCAATTGCTTTTCTAATGTTCTCAATTCGTTGATCGAGTTCTGCAATGCTGAGTTCATTTATACCGCCTATGTGGTGGGTATTATCAATTTCTTTAGGCATTAACTTAGAAGCCAACTCCATGAATTTGATTGGGTTTTTTTCCAACTCATCCGCCAGTATCTCACTAAGCCGCCTACCCCTGTTCTCGGTAGCATCCATTGCGTTCAAAACCGCCGACCTCGCTCGTTGAATCAACTCTTCACCGCGTCTTGACTTCTTCCCAGTCGCGTTGTGGTTAGCCATATAACCTCCCTGGTTTAGTACTTCTTCATTGGCCGCTTTTTAGCGGGTCGCTTCTTTGTTTTCTTTTTCATAATTAGCTCATCAATAGTAGTATGGATAGTGCTTCATTTTCTCGTTGCTTGAAGTCGATCAATCGTCGGATCTCAAACTCTATAGCCAGATCCCGATTTACCTGGTCTTTAATGGCCGCAAGCTGCGCAACCTCTCCCGTTGTTGTATCTGCCCGCCTTGCAGCAAGTTTTAATTTCTTTCTCGGTTTGCGTTGCAGTGTCTCAGCATGACGCTGTAATTCAACCGCTTCAGCTAGTGCCTGGCGTTTACGCTTTAACGCATCAGCGAAAGCCTGGTCGTATTCTTGTTGCCGTTTGCGTTTTAGGTTGGGAGCGCCCCCACCTGTGGCATCTGCGGTTATATCAACCGTCGGCGTTGCAATCGTTTCAACTGATCCCGTTAGAGCTGTGGCCGGGATGGTTAGGGTTATACTTTCATCAACCG